GAGTCGCCGCTGGTCGAGCAGGAGTTGAACGAGATTGATGCCTGCGAGTATATCACGCGAGTAAGAAGGGACTGCGGGAATGCCAGCGTTGATGATGCGTCGGATGCCGTCGGGATTTGACGGGTCGCAGTAAGCGCGGCGAAGCAGACGTGTGAGTGGGTGATTCTTAACGCGAGTGATGTGCGTCTCCATCGTTTCGTGCCGCTTGTAATACTCATCGAGGAGGTAGTATTTATTGTCGAGCGGGTTATAGGCAATCCAGAGGAACACGAACGGGTCGGCATATCCGAAGTCGCATCCGCCGTAGAAGACGCAATGCTGCGGGTCGAGGTCGAGATTTTCGCGGATGACATCCTGCGGGACGTTATAGACGAGACCTTCGTATGCGACGAACTCCGCGTCGAGTTCTTGGCGTGCGACGGTTTCGGAGTATTCGCTTCGCAGTTGAGTGATTCGGTCTTGAGAGAGATAAGGATTCTCTGTGGTTTTCGAGACGACATAGCCGAAGGTCGAATCGTTCTTACGCTTTATGACTTCATCGCAAAGCCAATTACGTCCTTTTGGAGTTGTGGTCAAGAGCATCACGCCGTTGCTGGCGAGCAGAGTGGGCTTGAGGACGTTGTAGCATTCTTCGGAGATGAATGCTGCTTCGTCAATCCAGACGGCTGACACGACGCCGCCGCGAAGCAAGTCGGGTTCTTGTGCAGTGCGGAACTCGACGGTTGCGTCGTGAGTTGCAATGATTCGACCACTCTTGCCGAACTCTGGAACGGAAAGTGTGTAGCAGTCCTCTCGACGATTGCCGAAAGAGATGCAGGTGCGAACGAGGGGATTATCGAAGAAGTATCGTTTTGCGACACGGGCGACGGCATAGGTTGGAGCGACGACCCAATAGAGATATGGCTGCGGCTGTTTGACGAAAATGAGTCGGACGAACTCCCAGCATCCTGCGAATGTTTTGCCGCTCTGTCTGCCGCCGAGAAAGAGGATAGTTTTCTTATCGGCATCAATGAGACGCCGAAATTCCAACTGTTTTGGCGTTGGATTGTAGGATTCTTTAGCGGAGACAAAAAATCTCCTGCGCTTGAGAGGATTGTTACGGAGCGAACGGAACTTCATTATCGCAGAGAATCTCGGAGGTTGCGCAATTCGGCTTCTTCGTCTTCGGAGACAGGGTTATACATGGTCAATTCGGTCATCATGCGCAGGAGAGCGACTTTTTCGTGAACAGAGCGAGTTTGTCCATAGAGAGCAAGAATATGGGAGACAAGGAAGTCCTTTGTAATTCTGCTGGATATTCCGATGATGACGGCGTTATCGCTTGTGGTGAGGAATTGGAAAATTTCATTCCAATCCTGCGAGAGATTCATTCCGCGAGTCATCAAGCGCGAGCGGAGTTTATTGACCTGTTCTTCTTCCTTCTTGAGCCGCTCCTCGTTATCTGGCGACTCAAATGGATTGGTGATGATTTCAAGGTCGGTGGGCTTTAACTTTTCTGGCTTGCTATTATCAGGCGTTTTCATGAGAGCGGATAAATATCTTCATCGGAGATTGGTGAGGAAGATTCGAGCGCGTCGCGCAATTCCGATTCGACATCTTCCTGTTTTGTTGCAATTGCGCCATTGACTTTTCTGCGGATTTCGTCGGAGTTTTTCATCCATTCTTCGTATTCTTCGAGGATTTCTGGCTTACGGATTGGTTTGCGGCGAAGTTGCGCATCGCGGACACGGCGAAGGTAATAATAGAAGCCCTGTTCGATGAGCGCGAAGATGATTAACGCGATGAGGCAGCCGACAAAGGCGTAGACGATTCCCATACCAAATCTCCTTTTAGAGCGGCGACGAGGTCTTCTTCTGATTCGAGCGTTCCGAGAGAGAAGGAGTATGCGTAATCAGGTTTTCCGCGTAAATGTCGTAATGATTCGCAGTAGACGACATACAGGACATTGGCACATTTGCTTATGCCGCGATAGAACTCGTATTGGTCTGGATTGCGCTTCACTTCGACTTGTATTGACCAGGGGATAGTTTTTCTGTCCCATGTTTTCACCTCGATTATGGAGGCGCATTTTGGGAGAAAGAGGAACAAGTCGGGTCGAGCGAAAGAAGTATGGTAGAAGCGGTTGCGTCTTGTGTCATAGGAGAGTTGAGTTGGTGGATGAAAGAGGTAGAAGTCCGAGCCGAATTTATGTTTGCAGAAATCACGAAAGAGTTGATAGCAATACTGTTCTCTCATTTTTCTTCCTCCACGATGAGCGGGAGTTTAACGGCTTTTTTTCGTTCTTCGATAGCGGCTTGTTTTGCTTTTACTGCTGCTTCCTGTCGTTCGAGGGTAATTTCTTTTGAGCATTTGAAACACAGACCGACATAAAGAACGTCAGTCATTTTCTCACATCGGTAGCACTTCAAACTTGTCGCATCCCTTTTCATTTTCACCTCCACCATTACTATACTTTTTTGGGACGGGGAAAACAACTAAACGAGCGTTGAAGGTCTTGCAGTTTTTGACGAACTCATCGATTTTATATTCTGGAATGCTAAAGAGTTTGACGACTGCATCGACGACGGAGCGGGAGACGTGGACGAAATCATTTTCGCGGAAGTAGGTAAAGTGTCGAACGGGGGATTTCTCACTTGCTTGGACGGCGTGGACGGACATATCGAGGTAGTATTCGCAGAAGGAGATAACGAGTTCTTCGATGGAGTTAGGGTCAGGTTGAGTGAGGTCAGGCGGTTCGAGTGGTGCAACGCGAAGCGAGTGGGCATGAGTTAATTCCCATGCACAGCGTTTGATTTGCATTCTTGCCCAACAGAGCATTGTGTAAGCGCGAACCATAGCGGCGAGGACTTTTTTGGGGACGCGGATTGGCGGGTCTTTGCAGGAGAACACATCGTTGCAAGTTAAGCCCTCGAAGTCGTGAGTATTATAGCGTTCTGTGCGGAAAGCAGCCATTGCTCGCTGCAAGCGTTCTTTTGTCGGATAATACCATCGCAGAGCGCGAGAGAGCCAGATACGAAACTGTGCGAAGTCCTCGTCGATAGGCATTTCGGCGAAAAGTTCTGGGATGTCATCATGTTGTTTGATTGGATACATCATTGTTATCACCTGAAGTAAGCGCGTTAAGTTCTTTTGCCAACTGAAGTGCACGCTCCCACTTACTTACGGCATCCTGCGCAAACTTAAGATGCATCTGGACGAATGGTTCGAGTTTAGGGAGTCCGCTTGCCAGCCAAGTCCTGCTCATGCCCGTTCTACCGCGCAGAACGGCACGTGTCATTTCAGGGGAGACGTTCATTTGTCTGGCGATGTCGGCGTAATTAAGACCGCTTGCGGAATGAATCAAATTCATCAATTGAGTAAACCGTTCGGTTACTTCTGGCGGGACGCCTCGACTTCTGCGTGTTTTCACTTTTTCCATTTTTATCCTCCTTTTTCAAAAAAATTTTTCTACCCCACAGGTCAGTAACACCTGTCCAGCAGCATTGGTGGAACTGACCATCGATATATCCACCCTGACACTTCCACAGGACTGCTTCTTTATCTGGGAGACCCAATCCGCAGACGTAGACCTTTTCTGGCGGCAAGAGCCAATGGCGTTCATTTCGTTCGCACATAACGACGATGTAGCCGATATAGCCCTTGCCTTTTTTACGAGGGATAATCCACATTTTAGAGTTGGGTCTCGGCAGACGGGTAGATACCCGTTTTTTCCCATTCTTCGTATTTGCGCTGTTGTTCGTCGATGGGGTCGGCGAAGCGGACTTTAGGTTCTAACTTCATCATTTGCAGGCAGGGCTTGCAGAAGTAGAGGAAACGGACTTCGGCGTAGTCGTAGATATGCTTATTGCAATCGACGCAATCCCAATAGTGTTCGGTGGTGTCTTGCTTAAGAAGGTGTTTCCAGGCAAGTGCGCCTGCTGCTATTCCAGAGTGGATAAAGAAGTCGCCCTTTTTTGCTTTGGCGAGCATGTAATACAGGTGGTTAAGTTGAATGCCCAAAGCATCAGCGGCATCCTTCTTTGATTTCATTCCTCTGACGAAATCAATGAATGTCTTGCTGTTTACCATTACTCTCATGATTTTCTCCTTTCAAATTCTTATGGCAATGCGGGCAGACCTTAAACGGTCGTCCACGCGGGTATTTGCGTTGTTCTTCGATTTGACGGTAATGCTCGACTTCCGCCATTATTTCTTCGTCCGTCTTTTCTCTCAACTCGACCTGAAGGGTAATTCCTTCTGGCTCATCGACGATGATTTCTGGCTTTTCTGGCGGGGCTTCCTTTCGCTTTCGCACCTCCTCGACGGGCTTGATACGCTTATCGTAGCAATCGATGCAAACAGGGGCGATTTCTGGAAATTGTGTCTCTTTGAGACACCATGCGCAGATTTTGTCGTTGACGGACGAGCACATGGTTAAAATCATGTGGCTGTGAGCGACGGAGTTAGTATGGACGATGGGGTCTGATGTAGATGCTGCCCATCTACGCACCGTTCTTTCATTCACCCCTAAAATGTTCGCTATTCTTCTCGCTCCAAATTTTTTCACAACTTTCTTAAACCGCAATATGTCTAAACGCAGCCGACCACCCGTTGCTATCTTGTCAGCATTCATTCGGCGATTTGCCCGTATTTTTTGACTTTTCGTCATCATCGAATACGGCACTTCTTTTCTCCCCTCTCCCAGCAATTCCCGTATGTCTTCATTTATCGCCGCCTTCTCGCCTAACGATAACCTGTCGTTCTTCAATTGCTGTTCCAAAAATTTTTTCACCACCTCTTTTTCTTTCTCATTACTTTCCATCTTTTCACCTCCGCCAAAATTGTAGCATAATCACGCCGCTTTGTCAAGTTTTTCTTTCATTTTTTCACCGAACGGAATGTAATGTAGCAACTCTCGTGCCAACCTGTTCAAAAACCTCGCTCGCTTGCAATCTCCGCACATAAATTATTCACAAACTGTTTTTACCCCCTCCGCCGTTTTCGCGCTATGTTTCATTATATTATACCACCACTCTGTTTCACTGCGAAATTTTCCACATCAAAACGGCGTATGCATATTATGCGCAATCGTTTTTGGATAAAAGAAATGTCCGATTCGGATTAAAACCACTCCTAATTTGGAATTTTTCCGAAAAATTCTAAATTTGGTGTGGCTTCCGTCTGATTCGGACTTCTCCTCTATCCAAATTCAATTGCGCATTTTATGTATACCCCCTTTTCCCCCTTGTATACGCCCAAAAATCCTCTCACCTTATCACCTTAAAAACAAACTTTACACTACCCCCTCGCCGATTTATCGCCCCCTTGACATCTCCGAACAAGGATAAATCCCGCGGGGGGTGGTGTAAAGTTTGTCTTTTATATGTAATTTCGCGTTTCTCCCGCGTAACATCATCTTCCCCTTCGCCGTGAAAAAAAGTTTGTGTGTCTGATTCGCAAGGTCAGTTTTTCTCCTCCCCCCTCTCCCGTGCGGGCGGGGTGTGGGGTGTGTGGGCATAAAATATGCAAGACGTGGTGTGTGGTGTGGTGATATGGTGTGTGGTGTGTATGGCTATGGTGTGTGGATAAAAGAAAACGGCATGGTGATATACCATGCCGATATGCTGGGGGGGGATTACATGGACAGTTTGATAAAACCGTTCAGGTGTCCTGTAACTCGAATAGGCACAACAGTAGTGATACCTGTAGACGATGGGCATGCTGCATGCCTAATAGCAGGTTTAGGAATCACGACGTAGACGTTAGCATCATCAACAGTAGTGTAAGCATTGACGTAGAGATTTCCAGAGTCATGCCCTACTGCGAGTCCTGGAATCTGTGAACCTGCTTCGGACAATTCATACCGAGTTTTCATTTTGTCCGTTTTTTTGTCTTTTACTTCCTTTGCCACTACCAAATCGGATAATGGTGTTACTGCTGGAACTGCTTGGGTTTGAACAGGAATTTGCGGGGTTTGGGATTGAACAGGAATTCGTGGTGTTTGGGTTTGGGTTTGGAACATCGTGGCAGTTTTGCCATTCTTGTTTGTCATAGTTTCCTCATTCAACGTAGTGTCTATTCACTCGGGTATCCTTGCGATACTTGCGAGTTTTCGACACTACGGCATTATACGCAATTCGCATACCAAGCATTTTGCGCAATTTTCGGGATAAACTGTCAAATAAATTTGACAGTATTTTGCGACATTGTGAAAATTAGTGTCAAATAAATTTGACACTATGTTACGCAATTGAAACACAATTTTGCAAGGCATAGTTTTTGCGTAGAATCGGCATTAGCAAATTCTATGCCACATTTCGCCTTAACATTATTTATGCGCAAATTGCGAATTTTATGCGCAATCAAGTTGGCACAAGTTTTGCGACAAAATTTTCAGCGAAGTCGCCTAACCCCGTCCGTAGGAGGCGGTGGCGGCGGCGGAGCGCATGTAGTTGAAGGAGGACAGACATGAGACAATCCATTGACCGAATTGATGCAGATTCCCTTTCGGAGCATGTGGGCGAGCAAGTGTTAATCCTGCTCGACGAACTGCAAGGCATGCAGAAGGAGATGAGGGAGACGCACGGCTGGGGTCGAAGTGGTATCCCGCTGTGGTTCGTGCGCGACTATGCGAAGCAAATCGAAGCGGAGATTGTGGGGAGGTAAACATGAGAAGGATTGCACTAAACATTGCGGACTTGACACGGTTAGAGGAAGTCCCTCGTCTATTCATGATTGCTCCTGTCTGTATAAACAGAGAGATTGTAGATGCCGAGAATGGTAAACTTGACGGACAGGCAGTCGTGTTAGAATGTCCTGTCGTGCAGGGATTGAGTATAGTATGGTTCATCTGGGACTGCGACCGCAAGGCGAAGCGGTATCTTACGCGGGCGTATGCAGAGGGAGAGAAGGGTGGATGGAGAAGGGTTACGAAAGACGATGTTGCGGCAAAGGTTTGAAGGAGGTGAAGCATGAACGAAGTATACAATGTTGAGATTACGAAGTATCGATGTTGCTGGGGTATGTGTCCGCTGCTCTGTGGGAATCCGCGCTGCACGCGCGTATTCTGCATAGGGTGCGAACCGTCGATTTACGAGCGCGGCTGGTTTTTCTGCTCGCCTGAATGTGCGCGAGAAGCATGGAAGCGATTGAAGGAGGTGAAGCATGTATAGGCATGGTAGAAGATGGTGTCCGAGTTGCAGGCGAGGTATACTAACTGTGGAGTATATCGTGCGTGGAGAATTGGTAGACGGTTGTCCGCACTGTGGCAGCATTGCTTTAGAGGCGTCTGATTGGTGCAGTGATTGCCAGCAGTGGGTGAGAGCAAAGGAGATGACACCCTACTTCCCGAAGGACAGGAAAATGCCAGAGAGGGGGAATTTGCCGCGTTGCTGCGCGGCGTGTACCAGATTGAAGGAGGTATAACTATGGTGGAAACAAAGTATTACGAATGCGCTGTGTGCGGTGAGCGAACAGCGGCACGCCTGAACGGCGTCGCGCTGTGCAAACTGCACAGGAACGCGGACGGACTCGAACTCGCTATGTTGCAAGAGCGTGAGCGGATGCGTGCGCGGATAGCCGAGATAAAGGCACGCGAGAAGCAGGAGAAGCAGCAGTAATCTTTCCGAAGGAGGTGCAGCATGACAAGGGAATGGGAATTTATAGACTATGCGCCGCGAGCGGGCTGGCGGTGGCAGGCCCCCTGTGGCTGCCGAATCGAAGTATCGTGGGCCGACTACAGTGCAGGACGCACGTGGTTTGCAGACGCGTTCTGCTGTGACGGAACCAGATATGTTCGAACGCGCGAGGGAGAAATCCCTTCCTGGCCCCATGATAAGAACTGGCCAGAGGGATGGGAGAAGGTTAAGGAGGTATAACCCCCTCTCGGCAGGTCAGGTTCTACTCCTGCCTGCCTGAATCAATTGTGTTGAAGGAGGTATGTTATGAAAATGCCGAATCTTACGAAGGTAATCCAGAAGCACGGCGGCTGGGAGATACTGACGAAGCGACCGATTAAACTTGAGTTAGGCGGCTACGAGCCACTTGTGATTCAACATCTCGGAGTATATGCACGGCGGTTTGGGCAACTGCTCTCCGTCATGCACTACTACGAGCAGAACGGCGACATCATGCGCGACCCAGAGGTGGTCTTTAGCACGACGGAGGGCTTCGAGCAATGGTGTCCTGTAGAGTATATCCTCGACTCACTTGCCGTTCGGCAGAAGGTTCTTTACGTCGAGTACGATAAGGTCTACGAAGACCCGCAGGCGCGGAAGGATGTCGAGTCGTTTTGTCGTGTATGGGATAGGAACATAAAGGAGCAGGGCTGGCTGGAGAGTGCCAAATCTGCTAACGTTTTGAAGGAGGTATGAACATGGAAAAAACTTGCTCAAGATGCAAGCGCAACCGTCGAACGATAAGAGTCAGGTTTACCGAATTTACAAAGGGTAGATTCAAATCTTACGTTCGCTGGCTCTGTGATGATTGTTACAGTCGGTATAGAAAAGGCGAAGATGGCTGGGTCGAGATGCCCAGATAGTTTCCTGCCAGAGCAGGTTCTAATCCTGCCTGCGCATATAACGATTGAAGGAGGTATAACTATGTCAGAAGTAAAGGAAGTCCAAGTGAATGAACCAGAGACACAGCCGAAGGTGGAACGTCCATTCCACCTTGTCCACAAGAGCGTGCCTACGGCACTAAAGCCGTTTATGGGCACTATCGAACGTGCCCGTGCCTACTATGACGTCGTTCATTTGCGGCGTCAGAACGGCACGTCCGAAATCCATGCCACTAACGGACGCGCTCTCGTCTCTGTCAAGGAGAAGCCGACTCTTGACGGCAGTGGTGTTCGTAGCAACATCGAGCCGATAAGTGGCAACGTCAACGTGTCGTTCACTGCGCTTAATGACGTTGCTAAAGCCCTGCCTAAAGTGGCATTCCCTGCGTATGAGTATGTAGTTGTCGCTCGAACCGCTCAAGGCAACGCGCTTGTAACCGATGCGCTGGGTGAAATCTCCAAGAAGGACATCACCGACATCGTCTATCCCGACATCGACGCTGTTCAACCCAAAGGCGAACCGCTCGCTTACTTCTATGTGAATCCTGACTTGCTCGCCAAAGTGTTGAACATCTACGCTAAACTCCACGAAGGTCGCGGCGACCCAATGGTGCGGATAGAGGTTCGCGGGTCGCTCAAGCATACGGACAGAGCCATCGTTATCCGCTCCGTCGGCGAGGAGCGCGAAGTGATGTCGCTCGTTATGCCCATGACTAACGACGATGACCCTGTCCCTTCAGGAGGCGAACAAGCACAGGTCTAACTCTCTCTCCACAAGGCAGGGTGGGTTCTATACCTGCCCTGCCTTCCGCCTGCGCGACTTTACATCGCGCGAACCGCGGAGTGGCGACCGCATGAAAGGAGATGCTGGAATGATAGAGATGTGCTATGTAAATATCCTCGTGTGCGACTCATGTCGCTGTAAATTTTCCGATGATAAGGGTAAGTGTTTCTACTATGACAAGTGGTTGTTGATGACGGATGCGAAGAAAGCGAGATGGCAAGAGTGGCGTGGCGGCTGGTATTGTCCAAAGTGCATTAACGAAAGGTTGAAGCGCACAAAAAGCAATAGTAAAGGAAAAGGAGGTGCAAAATGAAAGAATGCCCTGATTGCCACGGCGAAGGTCGCTTTGAGGAAATCCGATGGCATCAGGTCGGATATAGTTATGACGACCTTGATGCCACGCACGTCTATCGCACGTGCGAGACGTGCGGCGGAACGGGACAAGTGGCGGAGGAGGAAGAAGACGAAGAAGGAGGTGAAGCATGACAGAAAGGGAAGATGACCATGTAGTAAAGTATCAGAACGACCTGCATGTGCTCGCAATTGCCGCGTGCACGATTTCGCTGATTGACATCCCCGGATACTTGAAAGCCATCGAGCGTGTGGAAAATACAGCATGGTTTCTTGACCCGACGCTGTATCAGGAGAAGGGCGAAGCGATGCGGCAAGACAAAGAACTGTTGCAAGCGGCATTGCCGCTTTATCAATGGGCGCAAAAATGGAAGAAGGAAGTGGAGAGAGAAAAAGGAGGTGAAGCATGAGAATTGAAAGCGGTAAGTCAGGAATCAGCCCAGACGACTTGCGCTCTTGGGGACTCGTAGGACACGTTGCGTGGACTATGGTGTGTTACGCCGACACAGATTGCCAGACAAAAGAAGCACGGCTTGAATTACTAAAGATGTTCGCAGAAGACATTGTGAACATCGTTCAGAAAGAACTAAAGAGGAGAGAAGGAAGGAAAAATAAAGGAGGTGAAGCATGAACTCATTTAGAGAACGCATTATTCTCGCTCGACTTCGCGGCTGCGTCTACGCATTCGAGCAGTGTGTGCATCACAAGAACGCGTGTGCGATATGCTGGCAACGCGGCTATAAATCGTGCCCGCATTGGAGACGGCTGCATCAAGAGTTTAGCGACGCATTCAAAAAGGCACTCGAACAATCTTTCGACGAGATAGAAAAGATAGAAGAGCAAACAATTACATTTGCGGACGGCAAGATATTCCTACGATGTCCATCGTGCGGCACAGTGGGCATCGTAGATGATGAACAATATCATGGCAAAGCACCCGTTGTTTGTTACTATTGTGGATATCGTGATGTTCACGATTGGTCAAAAGAACCAAAAAAAGAAGGAGGTGAAGCATGATAGAGTATGATGTTGTCGATGCGTTTAGAGGCAAACACAACAACGGTTCCATCTCGGTTAGGCGAATCGTTAACTTCGATTTCTTGTACGCATGCGAACGTGTAAGCTTCACCGTGTCGCTCTTTGACGAGCACAACAAGATGACCTTTTTTCGCTGGTTCGACTCCGAGCAGGAGTTGCGCCAGTGGATTGATTTGCAAAAAGTAAAGGAGGTGAAGCGTGAAAAGAGATGAACTTGAACTTCTGGAGAAGGTCGTGCAGGTGCTCAGGGCAGAGGGCGCTACTGCCGTCCTCGTAAGCCCACGCTTCTATCTGCGTTTTCGCGATGGAATTGAAGACACTGATTTCGTTGCCGCTGTATTCAACGAGCGAAATGAAATGACATTCTTTCGTTTGTTCAGGTCAGAACAGGAACTCCGCGAGTGGCTCGAAGAACAAAAAGAAAAGGAGGCGTCCGATGACAGAAATTACAGACAAAGTTGATTCGTTGATTCGGCAAATGTGCCTGTCTTGGCTTGAAGCAACAAAGCACAGGCACTCCTGCAAGGTGTGCCACGAAATGCATGACAAGCATGGTTTCTCTGGCTGCAATGAACTCGTCGCGGCTGACAGTGCATGGGCTGAAGCGATGTGCCAGTTGCTTCGCATGTATTGCCCAGAGTCGCATAAGAAAGGAGCGCATTTCTGCCCAGCAGGATGCAAAATCTATTCTACAGAGGTGAAGCGATGACAGATGAAGAAGCAGTCCGTCTGATAAAACTCAACCATACTGACAAGATTGTTGCTATCGCTCGGTATCCCATCTCTGCATGTTCAGTTCCATCCCGCGAGATGATTCAGGTCGTCTTGCTCGACGCAGAAAACTTGTCGCACGTTTCATTTTTCCCGACTGAAGAATCATTCCAGCGGTTTCTCGAACAGTATAAGGAATATGAGCGGTGGCTTGAGAAACAAGAAAGGAGGTGAAATCATGACACACCGCAAATTGTTCAACTTGTTGCGGCGCAAGTTTCCTTGTTGCGAGATTACCATCAGTGAAGACAAGTTCATTTGCCCTAACGATACTCTAAAAACGGAGTTTGTGCTTAATCTATACTGCGAGGTGAATTTCAATCACAGATTTTCCGCACGGTTCAAGACGCACGATGACTTGGTCAAGTGTGCTCAAGAGTTAGTGTCCTCTAATGAACCACTTTATACGCAAGACAGGAAATGGTTTAAACTTTATTATGAATTATGATTGCTATGAGCGGTGGCTTGACAAACAAGAAAAGAAATGATACAAACACAAAAGGAGGTGTCCAATGACAGACAAGAAGGGAATCACAGTGTCATCGCCGCAGGTCATTAACCCGCTGGCGAAGGACGAACCCAAACCCGTTTCTCGAATTGCTCAAAGTGCCGATGCGCTTGCTTCTGCCTACGCAGGCGCAGGCACACTCAAACTTACCAAAGAGGAGTCCGCCGCACTCCTCGCTCCGTTCGACGACAACGACGTCGAGATTCTCCCAACGGGCGAAATCTACGTCCCGCACATGCTCGTTCGCGACCGACTCAATGCCGTTCTCGGCGTCGGGCAGTGGACTCTCGTCCCGCGCGAAATCAAACTCATCAACGGCACAATGTGTGTTGATTGCGTGCTAATCGTGCGCGGCAAATATGTCGGGGAAGCGATTGGCGAAGCCGAGTATTATGAAAACAATCCGCGCATGACCTACGCGTCCGCCCTCGAAGCCGCGAAGGCAAACGCCCTCACCCGTATCGCAGGCAAGTTTCTCGGCGTCGCCTCGCAATGCTGGCGTCCGTCGTATGTTCGCGGCTGGGTCTCGAAGTTCGCGGTCAGTTATACTGTGAAAGACCGCACGGGCAAGGTCGTTACACGCTGGCGCAGAAAAGATGCTGTTCAGCATGTGCAAAATGTTGCAACACCACCGCAAAATGTTGCGCCCGTGCCCGCTCAAGGCGAGCAGGAGAACAATAAGCCAGACAAACCCGCAACCCAGCGTCAACTCGGTGTCCTGCGAAAGTTCTTGCGCGACAACGACGTGATGGACTCCAAAGAGCAGGAGAAAGCCATCGCCGAAATCTTCGAGAAAAAATCATTCACCGAAGTTACATCGAGGGAGATAAGCGATGCCATCGACAAAATCATGCGCGGAGCAGTAACGCTCGCGTATAGAAAAGATGGAACAGCAACGTTGAAGGACAAAGAAGAACCACCGCAAACCGAACAAAAGCCCGAACAAAAAGGAGCAGAACCCCCAGCGGACGAAGAACCGCCCGCTGAGGTCATAGACGACGTTCCATTCTAATTAACTTGAAGGAGGTTTATCATGGAAACAAGACACCTGTCTCAAACTTTCATTACGGATTACCTTGACTGCGAGGCGTATGCGAACTACGCCCACATTATTAAACTCCCCAAGCCGCGCACAATCCAGATGCTCGCAGGTCAGGCATGGGGCGAAGCATTACAAGCGTCCATCGCTCGCAAGAAACCTATGAGCGGTGAGTTCGCCGCACAGTATTTCTGGAGCATTGCGAACGCCGAGCCCAACAAGGCGTGGACACACCACGACGAAGCCGACATGGTAAAGGACATCAAGCGCGTCGGCGATGACCCCAAAGTCCATGCCTTCATCGATTCGCTCAAGGACGCAAAGTCAATCGAATGCGAAGCCAAGCGAGAGGTGAGCATTCTCGGCACGACGCTTATGGGCTACTTCGACATGCTCATAGACGGTGTCGTCTATGAGTTCAAACTCCGATGGAAACGCCAACCGCCCAAGCCGCTCGACATTCAAATCGTCCACTACGCCGTCCTTGCAAACAAGGGCAATTTCACCCCCGTTAAACTTCGCAAGGTCGAGTTCATCATTCATGCTAAAGAAATCATCATCGAGGACAACACCCACGAGGTCTCACCGCAGGCGCAGAAGACATACTTCCATACACTTCTCACTCCGCTCGTTCGCTCCGTGCAACTCGAAGTGTTTAAGCCCAATCCCAATTCGTGGCGGTGCGGAGCGGACAAATGCCCGTTCTGGAAGTATTGCTTGGGGAAGGAGGGCGACAATGCGGACGTATCGGTTCGTGCATAGAAGCGACCTCGCCTGCTCGCGGGGCGTCTTCAATTGCAAACACCTATCTACGATTTCCTACGCCCACGTTGAAGCGTCAAGCGAGGACGAAGCATGGCGTATCGCCTGCGAGTCGCTGGCGATGAGCGACCTATGCACTGACCGAACACACTACGAGCAGAAGTGGACGGCGCGATATGATAAGCGAAATGCTTAGGGTCGCAGGGTCGTCGCTGATTCGGCGCAACATGGCTCGTTGCCCGTTTCACGACGACCGCAATCCGTCGCTGTCCTTCGATGATGAGCGCGGCTTGTGGTATTGCCACGCCTGCAACATCGGCGGTGATGAGCGCAAACTTCAGTTCCTCCTTCAACGTGAAAAGGGGGTCGTCGTCAATCATGTCTGTCGGGGACACCCCATAAGTCCCTTCCCCTCCCAAACCAGACGCGACCCCCTTCCCTCTCTTACCTACCTCCAAGACGCTTGCGCTCGACTCATCGCAACACTGCCGCAACACAAACTTTTTAATGCCAAGCGGCAGTTGAAACGAGCGACGATTTACAGATTTCTGATTGGGACGGAAAATGGCACATACACAATTCCTGTGTTCAAAGGAGGTCTTCTGGTCAATGTTCGCTTTCACGCCGCTCAATGGGATGATAGTGGACGTATCACTTGGCGGAAGTGGTCTCTACGAGGTCGCCCTTCTCGTTTACTTTATCCTGACGCTTCTGGATGTGCCGCTCTATATGCTGGCATCAGTCCGAAAACGGTCATAATCACCGAAGGCGAAGGCGATGTCTGGACACTCTCGCAACTCATGCCATATGTGGACGTTCACACATCGCTCGCTGGCGGTAAGACGATTCCCGCCGTAGTCGAGGCGAACATCGAACATTTCTCCAATCGCAATGTCGTCCTGTGCCTTGACAATGACGAAGTCGGAGCATGGGCGAAAGATGAATTGGTGAAACTTCTGCGCAACCGCGCAACGCTCTGGCGAATATGTTTGCCAGAACAGTTCAAAGACATCTCTGAGTTCGTTCACGGCGGGGCGACGGTGGAAGTGTTGAAGAAACTCACGAGGCGCATATGAGCAGCAATGGCAAGATGAATAAAAATAAGATGTCGTTCAACCTGTCTGATTTGCATGTCGATTTACGGGATAATATCGGATGTCAGATTAACGTCTGCGTCTCCTGTAAAATCGACGACCGCAAACTAACACTCGCGTTGCCGAACAAATTATTTCGCTCCATGTCCGACCTTGAAGAAGTGTTGTTCCGTTACGTCGGACATGACGCGCCTGAATTTAGCAAGATTCTCTGGAAAGAGTATGCACGCGTCATGCGCTCAAGGGTGCTCTCCGACGACCAAGCCAAGATGAGATTCTCGCTCATCGTGGACATCATCGCGTTTCTACCCACAGGAAAGGATTTCAGCGAGTTGTCCACCGCTAAAGTCATTGACGAAGATGGAGGGTGGATTTACTTCTCGTGGGATATGATTATGAATCGACTCCGCGCCTCTCCTATCTTGTTCACCGCTGAACAGGTGCTGCAAATCCTTCAGCGGCTTGACGCCCAACACGTAAAGTTCAAGTATAACGGACAGATTCGCCGCGCAATACGAATGCCAATAAAGGTGCTCGTCGAATGGCGAAGGCGTGGAATCGCATTTGAAGTCAACAAGCCACTGCCAGAACAGGCAGAAGAACAGGAGGAGTCGCATGCCGAACACGATAATCAATAAGGTCTACGGCGTCCCTGGCGCGGGCAAGACGACATTCTTGCAAGAAAAATTTGAAGACCTCGTCGGACGAAACTCAATCGCATTCTTCACTTTCACTGTTAAAGCCAAAGACGTGATGAGAGGGCGATTAGGCACGAAATATCCCGACGCATTCCTTCGCAATATCCGCACTATACATTCATATTGCTACTATGCGCTTGGAATGCCCGCTCTTACGAACGGCAAGACGTGGGAGGAGATGAAAAACTACGGCTACACCGTTCACCCGAACCCCGAAGACCCGCTTATCGAGAGCGACAATCTCCTGCAATTGTATGAGTATTTCAGGCACACGGGCAAGATGATTGCACAGGGCGCAGAGAAAGACGCGCTCGACCGCTTCGTCGAGTGCTATGAACACGTCAAGAAAAAATTAGGACAAAAGGATTTTACTGACCTCCTCTACGATGCCGTCGAACAACGAATCGTTCTTGACACCGATATTCTGTTTGTTGACGAAGCGCAGGATTTAACTCCGCTTCAGTGGAAACTTATCTGGCAGTTTGCCCGCGACAAGAAGGAAGTGTGGATTGGCGGAGACCCCCTCCAAGCGATTTACTCTTACGCTGGCGCAGTCCCCTCTCACTTCACCGACATCAAGGCGACCAAGACCATTATCCTCGATAAGTCCCACCGTGTGCCGCAACGAATGCTCGACTTCGCTCTCTCGCTTGTCTCTCGTAATCCAGAGTGTTACCTGAATAAGATTCATACCTTGCGGAAGGAACACGGCGAGATGCAACGAATGAGCGACTTCGAGAGCGTCTGTAATGCCGCGATTAACTCGAACCGCTCGTGGTTCGTCCTGTTCCGAAATCGATACTACCTTGTTGATTTTGCGAATTTCCTTAAAGAGCGGTTCGTTCCGTTCAAGAGCAATCGCGTCGAAGCACCATCGCGCGAGCCGTTCGACGCCCTGAACATCATTCACCGAATCGTTCGCGGCGAGATTATAACCTATCCAGAGATGTGCCGAACATTACCGTTTATGCACAGTCGGGACGTCGAGTGGTCTCTCCCGCGAGGGTTCAAGAAGGCATGCCGCCTGAAAAGCGCAACTGAAATCTTCAAACTGTCCGAGCAGGACGAGCGTGTCCGCCGCGCCTACAAACTCTGTGCCGAGCGTCCGCTCGAATGTATGAAGTTGGACGCAAATCAGAAAGACGCCTTGCGATTCTGGACGAACGCGTCCGACCCGACGAACACCTATGACCGATTATTTATCTCTACCATTCACGGCGTCAAGGGCGATGAAGCGGATTGTGTCGCGCTATGTGATGCGATAACGCGAGGTGTCCGTGCGCAACTGTGGGAAGACCCGTCAAGCGAGCATCGCGTCTTCTATGTCGGCGCAACGAGAGTGAAGGAAAGATTCATTATCCTGCATCACCCCCGCGCGTATTGGCGATATGCCCTCTAATCTTTGTGCTTCAGGATTGATTCTTTGATTTTCTCGATGTCTTCTGGTGTGAGTTGACCTTCAAACTCAATCTTTGTTTTCCCGTCGGGAGTGTGTGTTACGCAAACCTTTGCGTCCTTGTAGACGATTCAGCCCCCGACTTCGACGCTCTTGCAACTACTGAGTGCCGCCGCTCCCGCCAGAACCATCATTATCAGGAGTTTTCTGAACATTGCTTGACTCCTTTTTACCAACTGCATATCCCGCAATTCCGAAGATGAGTCCCATCGATGTCGCCATCAATGCTCCGTCGATGCCCTTCATTAACGCCACCACTTCAAGCCCCGCAATACAAAGCAGAGCAACCAACACGATAACATACGCCTGATGTTTCGTAAATTTGAAATCCATTATCGCCCTCGTGATTCTTGAATTTGCCAGCCGATTCCTGCGGCAATTCGACGCCGTCGCTCCTTGCTCATTTTCCGATACTTCGGATTCCGCGCGACAATCGCCCGCGCTTTGAGCCAATTGCGGCGGCTTAACCTTCTATCGTCTGGCATCTTTTATTGCAACTAACTGTGCCACCCAATCAATCGTCGTGTTCCATTCGCAGTTGAATCTCCTCGCCTGAACCTCTGGTGAAAACAGCGTCAACTCTGCGGGAACAGTCGGATTGACATTGATTCCGAAGTGGCATTGAACGTTGTAATGGTCGAGTTTATTCATCTTTCGCCAATCGGCGTTGAGATATAAGAACGTCTCGGCGACGATTGCCCGACGATGAGTGCTATCCTGCCATGCACGATTGCTACGCGCTGACGGGGCAATGACGGTCATTTGTCCATTCGGCGCAAGAATACGATAGCATTCATCAAAAAACGCAAAAAATAAATCCTTATCTTCTGGTGATGTTGGAACAAGCACGTATTCATTATCAGGCGTAACGTAGCATTGCGGAATATGCTCGATGAAATGAGAACAATGTATTGCTTCTACGCTATTGTTATCCCATGGAAACGGAAATTTTAGCAGGTTGACTACATATTTCACTTGCGGAGTTTTAACGAAATCAACGCCTTCGTAGCCCTCGCGCACATTTTGTCCGCACGCCAAATCTAATTTAAGTAATTTCTTGGGCGCAACTATTTTCGGCGCAACTTCAACGCTCATTTCGTCCTTCGGCAATCAAATCTGACACTTTGTATGGCGTGATGCTAACCAATTTTCGTCCACTAACTTTTACCACCGTGTCCTTTCTTCGCTTTCTTTTCTTTCTCTTCACGTTTCTTTTTCTCCATTTCTTCATCGCTTTCCCAACTCGTCTTCACAGGCGGCAATTGTGCTGCGAAAAAGCAGCAATAGCACAGTCCGCTGTATAGAACGCCCGTGAAATGCCCGCAGTGCCGACACTTCATATATTCACGCTATCAAATTTCTCGCGTCGTGTCAATATACAACATTCGTCGCTGGGTCAATGTGTCCGACTCTCACGCGCAAATCAACCGCGAATCGCTTGCCTGCACGTTTTGCAATGCCGCAAAATCCTAAATCTTGCGTCTGGCAAACAACGCCCTTTCCGTCGATTACATCATTGATTGTCTGAAACCACATATTCTTGCAAACGTCTCTCATCTCCTTAAACATCGACATTCGCCACAACGCACAGCCCATAGCGATTCCGTTGCATTCAACTACACTGCCGCCGCTTTTGAGCAGGTCTGCGATGTTTCTTGGGCGAAATTCGAGCACGCCCGTTCGACGAAATTCATCAGGGTCGCCGTAGCACATTGGCATATTGTAATCACCCTTCGTGAAGTAAATGCCGCTCACCGCATCGAAGCCAAGTTCGATTGACTCGACGAGGCGAATGTGAGCGTCGGGCGGAACGATGTTATCGTCCTCAATTGTCATAATATACGTCCACGTTGACAACTGTGGGTCGGCAAGAATGTTCTGAATCATCGTGTTATACGCGATGCCAACTTCGTGTCCGACTGCGAAGAACATCGCCCGCTTCTGATTCATAAAGGATATGAGTCCATTCAACGCCTGTGCGACGCGCCAATGAATCATCCCGCGAGTCGGAATGATGATAATCGTAGAGTTGTCCTTATACGTCGTGCCGCTGATTTTCTCGATGCGCTCAAAGCCAAGACCTGCGCTCTTGACCTGTTCGATGACAGAATCGACGTGCAGCATTCCGTTATTGTTCATGCGTGAGTGCCCATAAATATAAAGTTCGGGATTGGTATGATCCCTACGCCTGTTCGTATGTATGCGGATTGCGACAGTTGTATCGTTGCTGGCAGTCCTGCTGACGAAGAATATCTCCCTGGCAACCAGAATGCGCTAACTTCTGATGTTGCCGCACTCAAGTACATTTTGTTCATTCCAACCCAACTATGCTGTGATGCCCCTGTGTCTGTTGCTATAGACCAATTTATACCAATCAAATAATCCTGATTGGACGAGATTAACCACGATACGGTTTGGGTAATAAATGGTCGTGTTGTGAATGATGGGTCGGTGCCGTAAGACGTGGTCGCAGATAACGAACTTGCAAGCGAAGCCGTAGAGCCGCTGATGGTGTATATTCCCATTGATACAGTTGCTCCCTGTGTATAAGTTACAGTTACATTTCTTACGAGCACGATATTCCCAGGCACGACCGTGCCAACCGTCATATCAAAGCCGAAGTGCGTGCGCTCGATGTTCATCACGCCGCCCGTATAAGCCGGCGCAAATTGTCCTGCATTCACTGACACAAACGACACCCGCGGCGCACCACCGCCTCCGCCCGATACACTCGCCGTAACCGTCCCTCCACCCGTCCCCGTCGCCATCCCGAATGTAACGCCATTGCTGTTAGCAAATGAAAGCGTGCCATTGGTCGCCGTTCCACCGCTTGCCGCCGCCGCCTTTATCGCCGCAAATGTTGCTGTCAATCGTCCGAATGTGCCGTTCGTTGCCGTCGCAGTTGAAAGCCCGAAGGAGATATTGTTGCTGTCAACAAACTTCAGTGTTCCCGTTGAGAGCGTCTGCGTTCCTGCTTCGACCTGTTGTATCGCTTGGTATGATGCCGACGCTGTAATCACTGACGTCGCAGTATTGCTGAAACTGCCAAAGGATACATTATTGCTGTCGCTGAAATGAATTGTCCTCATACCGAGCGAGCCATTTGCAACGGAAATCGCACCGATATTGCCGCTCGTTACATTCGCCTCCGCCGTAACGGTTTGCCCAGTAACTCCGAAAGAAATGTTGTTGCTGTTTGAAAATACTGCTGTGCCGCTGGTTATCGCTGCTCCGCCTGCGCTGATGCCGCCCAGATTTCCCGTCGCCGTCGCTCCTGACGGAATGCTCGCTGTAACCGTTCCCGACGAACCGTCCGTCGCTGTGGACAAGCCGAATGTAACAAGGTTCGCATCGGCGAACATCACCGTTCCTTTGGTGAGCGTCTGTGTCCCTGCGGCAACTGCGCTTATCCCCGTAACCCCCGCTGCTGCGAATGATGCCGTCGCTGTAATTGTATTGCCCGATATGCCGAACGTTACGTTGTTCGAGTCAGCGAACGACGCCATTCCATCGGTGATTCCTGTTGTTCCCGCCGATATTGTCTTTATCGCTGGCTGAACGGATTGCGATGCCGTCGCTGTAACAGTATTTCCCGACATTCCGAAGGAGACGTTGTTCGCATTGCTGAAAACAATCGTGCCGCTCGATGCGCTGACCGTTCCCGCCGAAATCGCCGCTGGCGCAGTTGACTGCGTATATGACCCCGTCATCGTTGCGCCTGCCGTCCCCGTCGCCAAGCCGAATGCTAATCCGTTGCTGTCAGCGAACGACACTTTGCCATCTGTTGCCGTGCCGCCCGCTGCCTCAATCGTCTTAATCGCTGGCTGAACGGACTGCGAGAATGATGCTGTCGCTGTTACGACATTGTCCGTCCCCATCCCGAAGGAGACGTTGTTGGCGTTGGAGAGAACGACTGTGCCGCTCGTTGCGATATTCGTTCCTGCGGAGATGAGCGGCTCTTTGCTAATCTTTGCCGTAACTGCTGACGACGCGGACATTCCGAAGGAAACGCCGTTGCTGTCGAGAAACGCAACCGTTGTAAGAGTGTCGGCAATCTGTGTTCCTGCTGAAATTCTGTTGAATCCGTCCGCCCCGCCTGTGCCGCCGCCCGCCGCCGATGCTGTGATAATCGACGACGAGAGCATCCCGAAAGTAATATTGTTGCTGTTTGAAAAGACAACCGTTCCGTGCGCTTGACTTTCCGTCCCCGCAGAGACGGCAACGCCTATATCTTTATCGAAACCCATTTTACGTTCGTGTCAGAACTACGAATGTTAGCGTCTTGCCTACTTGTGCCGTGTTTGTAACGAACACCTCCGCTTCCTCGATGTTATTGATTGCGCCTATCGCCTGAAAGACGGTCTCACTGATTGCGTCGTTCGCTGCGCTGAACAATTTTATCGAATACGCCGAGCCCGTCGAGTGTGAGGCGAACAGAATTGCGATAACACCTGTTGCCACCGACGCATCACTTCGAGCAGTTCCTAAATCAAGTGAGATGACTTTATATCCATTGACGAGTTTGAATCGCTCAATTGGGTCGGTGAACTCTGGCACATTCTTATAGTTCGTTGCCGATGACATCGCTTACACCTCCTCGTGTTGATTGTATCAATTTGATTCTACCAAGAAAATTCGCTCGGTTAAACTATTTCCCGCTGCCGAGAACGTAATCGAGATGATGAGCGTCTGCGCAACCGTCGTGTCAAGCGACACCGCCGCAGTATTCACCATCGACCAGCCCTCATCGTCAGTTCCCTTATCCATCCGCACCCAGCCCTGAACCTCGACGCTTCCTGCTGCTCCTTCCGTGATGCAAACGATGCGAAATTTCAGATGCCAGCCCTTGTCGGTCAATGACGCCGTCAATGCTCTTGCGCCGCTTGATACGAGCGTTGCCGCACCCGCCTTGACCTTCCACGTGAGCGTGCCTGGCGTTGCGGGTGTTGTGTATACTCCCCACAGTTCGCCCTCGATAATTCGTCCGACTTTGAGGAAGCCCGCAGGAATTGTCCACGAAGCGAGGGTTGCTTCTGCTCCTGCTGGCGGTGTCGCAATGGTCGTTGTCAATTCGACGTGTGTTGTGAGGCGATGGAAGTATGTATCCGCTCCGAGCGGGATGGACATACGTCCGAGCGTATCGTCGGTTATCCACGCACTTGGCTTCACGGTCGGTTTTGCCTGTGCCGAGCCCGTGCCTGTCGGTGTGGATGAACCAGACGGCACTTCGACTTTCATTACTTGTTGGTCGGTTGCGCCGCTGACGCTGACATTGAACGCTCCTAACGACTGTGTTGCTGGAATCGTGCCGCTTGATGACCCTATTGGCGTTCCGCCGCTTGTCTGGATTTCTGGCGAACGGTTTTGAATTTCTGTGCCTACAAGGTCTGGCAGGTCATCAAAAAAGGCGTTCTTGATTAATATCTCAATCGGCTTGCGTTCTTTCGCCTTTTCAGGCATAACTCACCCAATCAGAATATCAATTTCATTCCGTTCTTCTTCCACTCCTCCCACATTTCCAACCAATAACGTCGTTCTTCTTCTGTCTTTGCACGCCGAATGCGCCTGATTATATCTCGCACCATAATACGTTTGTAATTCTCATTTCGCTGTCTCATACGATTAAGTTCTTCTTCTGTTCGCGCATAAAATCCACCGATTTTCAGAACGAGTTGAGGCAACGAAATTCTCGACGGTTGTGGATGTCCTGTCGCGTCTGTATACATAAACGGTTTTGCGTTCCAGAAGAAGCGTCCACGTTCTCTCTCATAGCCCGTTAAAGCATCTTCCGTCCACTCATACCAGGGATATTGACGGAGCAGTTCAGATATAAACACTTCTGTCCTATCAAGGATTGACAAACCGCCATCGCGCACGAGTGCGCCGTCTTTGAATCTCCACGCTCGCCCGCTGATGTTAAGTGTTTCAGATGCACGAACAGGAACGAAATCAGGCACGGTGCGTCCCGTTACTGCGGTGTATCCTACTTTCACAAATGGATTCAATTGCAAAATAGCAGATTTTGGTTCTTGTCCTGTCTTTACGCCCTCGATGAAATCGACCATCTGACTCCAGGGGTCTGCTCCGCGAATGGACACATAAAGCGGTGTCCCGCCGATATGCCCCAGATAAATCTTCCCAGCCATTATTGCGTCATCTTCGGTTTTGGCGGAAAGTTCAGAGAGTAGCGATTCTGCACGACTGAATGCGAATGCGTGTATCGGGTGCATAAATGCGATGCGTCCGAGCAAGTGTGATGCGAAGCCGAGATAACCGTGAAACGGTATCCATCCTGCAAGCATATTTCGCAGCGCAGGATTGACGTTGCCTGTGTAATAGACCCAATCCTTGAGAACATTCTGCGCCTCATTCCACAGCGGTTCAATATCGCGATTGAGCGCGAATGCTTTAAGTGCAGGATTGCTTTTCTCAATTGCTCGCTCAATGTTCTTGATTCGCGTCGCCCTGTCTTTTGCGGGAAGCAGCGCGACCTCCAGCACCGCTCGACGTTCGCGCGAAGGGACGCCGAAGAACACAAGCGGATTATTTTCAGCGATGTCAACCATTTCGCTCAACTTTGCGTGCGTGAATTGGTCGAGAGTTAATTTGAGATGCTCGTTGATGACGGGAGTTAAGTCAATTGGCGGCAAGTCGATTGGCTGCGGCAATGCGCCTTTGGCGCGGCTGATTGGCAATTGAAGCCGAATCGGTTGACGGAAGATGTTATCCTTCGTTGAGTAATATGCGAGCAATCTACGCAGAGCGAACTCGGAGTGCGTTGTGCCTTGAGCGAGCGCGTGCGAGGCGCGAGTGAAGATTTCTTGCAGTATCGGGTGTCTCACGCGGCTTAACACATTGCGAAGTGATATGCGCGGATGAAACTCTGCTCCGTGCATTGTCGATTGAAGGAACGGCAAGAATACATCTTTGCGAAGCAATTGACTCCACGCTGCTTCAACGATTTTGAAGAACTCGTTGTATGGCATATTCGGATTCTTGAGCCATACCGAACGTGCTCCGTCAACAATCGCCGCTTCAAGATTCCGAATGGCAATGTTGATGTCTCGATTGAATTGCTTGACCTGTCGTTCAACTTCTTCTTCCACAAGTTTCTTTGCTTCCTTCGTAATGCCTCGCCGCTTGGTTGCCGCTCGAATGGCAGCAAAATTTTTCTTGATGTGCGCTTGAAATTGCTTGCCCAATGCTCTGACAATTTGCTCTTGGCGTGCCGAAATCGACTCGGACAACTGCGCAAGCACAGGACGCAATTCTCCGCTTATCGCCTTGCCTGCCGACACCGTCGCATCAAGCGACCGCATCTGCATTAAAAGGTCGGCATATTTCTCAACGTTTGCCGTCTTGCCGATGAACTCCCGTGCCGTTCGCGCCTCTGGACTTTGCATCAAGACCGCCGATAATCCTGTCGATGCGGCGAACTCGTCCATTCTTTGCGCCATACGCGAAAAGTATCCGAACGTCTTTTCCGCGCCGCTGACGAATACGTCTTTAATCTGCTCATAAGTATTCTGCGGCAAAATTCGCTTGCCGAACTTGTCCGATACTTTGAAGATTTCGCTGACGCCCTCCTGCACACGAGCAGCGTTCATATAGTTTCGAGCATTAACGGGAAGCAGTGAACTGAAAACCACGTGTCCGACGAGGTTATTGACAACAAATCTTGGCACAGCAAGAACCATCCACGCCCACGCATTCGTCAAGCCCCGTATTGAGGGACCGACGACAGGGAGATACCAGAGTGCTCGCTCGAATAATGACGGACGAGGGAATGACAGCCAATACGCCGACCACGCAATATCAGGATGAGCAAGATAAAAATTCGCGCTTTTCGCCCGCTCCTGAAACGAAAGAACATCCTGCGCCACTTTTACTGTGGCATCGGCAAGGTCGGGCATCAAGACCTTCTTCGGAATGCCCGTCGCGCTGCGCGTGCCGAATAACCGCTGAACGACGACCTGAAAATCCTGAACGGTCGCCCGACCTTCCTTGATTCCTTCTGCGATATTTGCCAACTGTGTTGCCACGTCTTTGTCAAGTTTGTGAAGCGCAAGAAGAAATCGGACTTCGCTCGAATAATATCGGCTTGACAGGTTGGTATAGACCTCTGGCGAATAGACCTGATAGCCAGCATTGAGCAACTTCTGGATTGCGACCCGATTATTCTTTATCTGATTGACGGGAACGACCTGCACAATTCGCTCAAGGTCAGATAGCGACATCGCCGCCATCTGTTCGGGCGTTAGTTTTGTGAGCGTCTGATTGCTGACAATCGTTCTGTGCCACTGCTCGACCGACAGATGGCGCGTCATATCATCGACATATCGGCGAATCGCGCTCTGGACGGATTGGTGAAATGGAAAGCCAAATGCTCGCTTGGCAAGTTCACCGACGGTCAACGCGTTCGGGTCAACGTATTCGCCTTCAGGAAATTTCTGCGCTCGATTGACTAACGACTCGATGAAGTTTGACGGTCTTATCTCCTCGCGGGAGATGTCTCCGCTCTTGACCATTTCGTTGGCTAACTGTATCGCTCTTTTGCGAACAGCGTGCCTGTCCATATTCGTCTCAAAGTCCCGAATTGTAGTGTTGAGTTCGTTAATCTGGTTACGTATTGCCTCAACTTCTTTCGTCCCCGCCAATTCTTCAGGGATACTTTCGAGTTGTTTCTCCAACGCCATCCGTTTCTTAAGAAGTTGCGAGGTTACAGCGACGACTTCCGCCTCGTGCGTCGTCATAATCGTCGGGTAATACGCGGGAAGTGTGCCAAATTCGGTGAGTTTATGCCGCGCTGCCTGCGCGATTTCATATTGCCTGTCCTTCGGCAAGCGCAAATAGTCGTTGAGTTCTTCAACCGTTGCGACGTTGTCCTTGACAAGCGATGCTCTCAACTGCTCGTTGAATCGAATCGGAATATCAGCGGAGACGATTTCTGCGGTCGCTCGGTCAAGTTCGCCTCTGTGAATGAGTCGTTCGGTCTGCTTAACCCACTCTGCCTGAATCGCTCGTGCCTTGCCAAGAATCCTGATAAATTCTTCTTCAGGAAGTTTGAAGACCTCTCGTGCTTTTGCGAAATCAGTTGAAGCGTTCGAGACGAGTTTTGCAAATTCAATTTTCTGCGCCTGATTGAAGTTGTATTTGTCAAGGTCATCAGCAAGTTTTGTGATGTTTTCAAACTCTTTTCGCTGATTGCCTTCGAGCCGCTTGAGGCGGTTAGCAAGCATCTTGCCTGTCGGAGTATTAAGAAAACGTCGAGCGATGATTTCTGGCAGCCGTCCGATGTCCTGCGCGAAACGTTCTTTTACTCCGAGAGTTTCCGCTGTCTTTCCGACCAATTGAAGCGTTGGGCGGACGAGCCGAAATGGAGCGGACGGAGCGCGTTCTGCAACCTCACCGACCTTGCCGACTGCGGACGCGGCATTCTGCACCGCCTTTGCGACTTCTGGCGATGTCTTGGCAAGATTCGCGATGATTGATGATTCGCGGGCAAGCCGCGCACTGCCCGCCGCCGCCGAGCCGACAACCGAGACGTCCAGAAGCGTATTGAACGGGTGATTCTTCCAATACCACGTCGGATTCCACTTGCCTGTGTTGTCGCGCCAATTATAGACGGGAACTCCGTGCTGAACAAGTTGCCCGATTCTATCGCCTGTTTCAGTGAACACTTGCTTGGTAACCGCGCTATCGGTTGCCATATTCTTCAGCCCTTCGTAGATGTCGGAGAAGCCCAGCGAATAGACGCCGCTTCGTCTCTCCTCTGGCGACCAGAACAGGTCGCGGTAGAGCATCAATGCTGGAGTATATGATATAGGGTATTTGACAAGGTCGAACATTCCTTTCGGTATATCCACAATATCATCGAGAATCGCTTGAAAGAATCCTTTGTCTTGAGCGACTTGTTCTTGCGGAATGGTTGGCTCTGGTGTGGGTTGTGGTGTTGGTTGCGGTGTTGGTTCGGGAGTTTCTGCTTGGGCTAACGGGCTTGGACGAGGAGATATTGCCTTGCGAGATTTTTCAACGAGTTCGGATAATGTCGGCGTTTTGGTCTCTGTTTCATTTGGCATCTTGCAATGCTCGACGTATGGCGTCCTGTTGCGCTTTGGCTCGAACAATTATATCCGTTAACTGCGCTCGCTGTTGAACGACTGATGGAGTGGTTTTATCAACCATCGGCTGCAAATCAATACTCAATATGCCTTTCGTTGCGCTGATTATATCGTTATTGAGCCGAAGCAGTTGATTTTCCAATTCTCTCTTACGCGCATCATCAAGACGCGCCTGTGCAAGGGAAATGCGGAACGCCTCTGCTTCTTTGTGCGTTCTGAGCATTTCATTTCGATAATTCTCAAGTGCTTGTCTTGATGCTGCATCCAACGCCAATCTTTGCTCTTTAAGCGCGAGTTCTGCTTTGCGTGCTTCGTCTTTCGCGTGGTCGCGCTGTTCAGTTAAGTCCAAAGACCTCGTGCGCAATTCATGCGCCTGTCTCAATTTCTGCTCTGCTTCCTCCCTCTTTTGTGCTATCTTTTCACGCTCGATTTCTGCGTGCGACACCAACTTTACTTCCTCTCTCTTACCGCGCATTTCTTCTCTTAATTTCTCCAACTGAAATCGTATCTCCTGCATTGCAATCGAATCCTGATGGCGTTTTCCCATTTCAATCATTCGGTCAAGGTCTCGAATGGTTTGCGCCCAATGGTTGCGCTTGCTCTCCCACCATCGCATCGCCATTGGCGTTCCTCCAAGAAGCGAAATCATAATAAAGATGGGGAAATTCTCTCCGAATTTTGGCTCGCGACCGAGCAGTTCTTTTCGTCTACTTTCAAGTTCCTCGATATACTTGTCGTAGGCATCCTGCGCTTTTTGAGGTATGGTGTTTGCTATACTCTGGACTGTAGCGGACGCCCGATTAAGTTTTTCTCGCTCCGCTTCAATCATCATTTCCTCGCGTTGTTGCTGCTCACCTGCTTTTAGCAGAGCGGTTCGCAACATTTCAATTTCGCCACGATGCTTTTCTTCTACCGCTTCTGCCATCGCGGAGCGTAATTCTTCTTCTACAGCACGTTGCTGTGCTTCGCTTTCAAGCACCCGTTGCCTTTTAACTTCACCCGTTACTTCTTCTGGAGTTGTGCGCCCTCGACCAATTTGCCCCAAAGCAATTTCCATTCGACGACGAGCGGCTTCCTCCGCTTGCGCTGGGGACATTTCTTCTGATGGCTTGAACGGCATTGGAAGCACGGGCGGCGGTTTAAGTTCAAAAGTAGAGGAAGGTTGAGTTTGTGGAATAAGAGCGCGTAAAATCATATCGCTCGGTAATTCTTTTGGCAATCTTTCAGGTTCTAATGGGGTTTTTCGCTCAATGCGTTCTGGGGTCTGGGCAGGCACTTCAAACGGCTGCTGAAATAACAATCGTCGAGGTTCTGCCGCTCGCCTCTCCGATGTTTTTCCACGTGCAGTAGGAACATCAGGCGAAGGCACGTCTGGAGCAAGAGAAAATCGGGGAAGGAGCATCTTGAGTATATCTTCACCGCTTCTGACTGCCATTAACTTGTCGCTCCCGCGATTGCGCCGCCTAATATCTGTGCTGCCGACTGCAACAATCCAAGTTTCTTGCGTTTCTTCATCGCTCTTATTTGCGCCGCTCTCGCCTCAATTCCCTTCCGCGCCGCTTCCTCCTGCAATGCCGCGCGTTTTCTCAATTCATCAGCGATGGACGAATCCTGTATTCCTCGCCTGAAAATTTCTTCTTCAGTTCGTTGCCGTATATCTGGCAACGTTCGCTTTCTCAATTCAATGTTTGCCGCTGCTGCCCGCGCCGTTGCTCGCCGCGCTTTGCCCGTGAGCAAAATGTCAAGCGCACCGAATATCCCTCCTGTCAATAAGCCGTCAGGCATTATCTACCTCCTTGTGATTCAATCTTACCAACAAACTTGAAGCCCGTCAATTTGACTGCTGCATCAGACCACGAAACATCGTAGAGAACGCCGCGCTGAAAACCTTTATGCACGGGCAACCGCTTAACGATGTATTTATCGTCAGTTGCAGGAGCGGACGTAATTGTCTCTGTTGCAAGAGACGCGCCGCTCGGACTTAATACGGTATGCGTTATTGCGCTCGCTGGCGCAGCCCCGCCAGAATCAAGTATGAGATACACATATTCGGGCGAAATAAGCACATCCTCGCCAGCATCAAGAATCGGGCTTTGATATTCCGCGCTGATTGTCGTCCCCGCATCAGTTGTCAACGAAGCGTGGTTGATTCGCCGAAAACCAGCGGACGAACTACCCAGCATCGCATTCATCGGCACGGCGGGCTGCATCAACGTAAACGCATCGGCGTATGCGTGTTGTCTCCACGCACCCAACTCAATGTTATAGACGAACGTCTTGTATGTCGTGTCGAACAGAATAAGCCATATCTCACCAAGATACGGGTCAAATGTTACAACCGTTTTAGTCAAATCAGATGCGTCGTATGCTCTCTGAATTGGCTGGCTGATTCGCCTCATTCCTTGCCTGCGCTGAACAAGGTAGAGTCCTGTGGGTGATGCGAAGCACGCCTCACGATGAACGGAAGTTACACCGTGTCCGTGTTGCGCTCCCAAATCGGCGACCTTATAAACCGCAAAGTTGAAAGGATTTTCGCCGACAATCGTGTAAATCGCGCTCTGGCTGAAGACGAGAAGTGCATCGCCAGCGGAAGCCAGACCGACGAGCGGGCGAGTCGCCCAGATGTCGATATATCCTGCATTATTGGCAGTCGTGAAATCCGTCGCGTCTCCTACCGCCGAGAACCAAACACGCGAATCGAAGAACGGGTCTGTTGCCGAACCGCACATAAACATTCGCGATAGATGCGCGATGCAGTGTCTCGGAGCGGCAGTCGTGCCTGTCGTCGGGAATCCGCTGATAAGCGATGTTGCGTCCGTTGCGATGTCGATGAGAAATGGCGCAGGCGTGCAGCCCGTTACGACAACCTTTCCGCGCAGTTGAGCGAGAAAGTTTCTGTCAGAGGAGAGCGTAATCCCCGTCGGAAGCGTAAGAGCGGAAGCGGTTAGTGGATATACGCCCGTATCGACAGCGACATATAAGCCGCTTGTGGTTGTGAAATAAATCTTCTTCGTCGAACCGTAGTGAGCGTAGAGAATGCCGTTGACCGTTCCAAGAAAGCCCGTAACTGCCGTGTCATATCCCTTGCGGATTGTGAGTCCGCCGTTATTTACGCTGCGCCGCAGGTCGATGTTTTTAAGAATCGTCGCGCCGTTGTGCGGAATCTTATCCCAGCGCAGCGAATCGTAGAGTCCACCGTAAAGATGTTCGCCGACGACTTCAAAGAGCCCGTCGCCTTTTGCCACACTACCACGCCTCCATATATTGCTCTGGCGTCTCGTAGTTCAATCGCAATTGCATATCCCCGCGTTTTGCGACGTTTTCCTTCACGCGCATTGCGACGAAGTCCTCAAACTGCTTGCTCCAGAATGCAGCGTCATTCATTTGCTTTGTCGCAAGGAATGCGAGGGCAAGCGCGTGAGAGATGACGCCATCAAGGTCGTTATCTGCAATGTCAAGCGTGTCAGTTAAAGTAGTCGTCGCTGATTTCGGAATGACGATATAATGCACTTCGACGGAGAGTCGAACGACAACCGCCCGCGTCGTCCACGCAAGCGCGGTTGTCTCTCCCGCGCCGCGAATGCAGCGAGAGAACGTCATCGTGTCTGATGCTGTATCTTGCGAGTAGTGGTTATACCATATTTCTTCCACCTTGCCTGCGAGCGAACCTGTCGGATAAATCGCTCCGCCTTCTTTCGTAATTTGCGCATCGCCCGATGAGTCCTCACTGTCAAGCGATGGCAGCAAAGAGCCGTCAACGATGAGAATCCTGCCTTTGTGCGGGAAGCCCGAAGTTATCGGCGTCGCTTTAATCTCAAGGTCAGTTGCCGCAACGGGAAGCATCAATGTTGCCGCAGGTTCTTTATAGTTCGGAATCGGCACGATATTAAAATCGCCCTGGTCTGCGTAGCAGAATAGCGGCATGCCGCTATGCGCGAACGCCCAGGGCTGAAAGTATGGGGAAGCATATTTCGTCCGAGCGACAAGACGCGGTCGAATTTGCTGAAGATGCCACCACCAGAGCGGTCGAATCAATCCGCGCGGATATGGGTATCGCTGCTTATCGGAGATGATTTTGAGTCCTTTTGCGCGAGCAACTGATTGAGTCCTCCGCGCCCATTCACGAATCGCGGTATTGATATAATCAACCGCGACTGTTGTTGTGAGATATGTTCCGTCAGGGTCGCGAAATCGTGTTCGCAGGAGTGTTACGGCATCTCCAACTGTTGCCATAATATTACGGGGCGGGCGATAGAATTACCATCGCCCGCACCCCACATATCACTGTGCGGGCGATAGGATTACTACCGCCCGCACTCCACCAGATTGCTGGGCAATTATCCACTAACTACGCTGTCGGGTCGATATTCGTTATCGCACCGTGCGCTTTCCTTTTGTTCGTCGCCAACTGCGCAAAGAAGCGAAGACGAGTGATGTGAATGTCTTGGTCTTTCGGAGGTGGCAGCGGTTCAGGGTCAAAGTTGTATCCACTCTGGATGTAGAACTTCAGGTAATTCTCATTCAAGAAGATAATCGAATCCTTAGCGGCGACAAAGAGACCTGTCGGTAGATGCTGGTCAACGAAGATTGGCACGCCGCCGATTTCAATTGCCTCCCACCCGCCAACGCTTACACGCTTTGCCTCGCCGACATATCGCTCATTCGTTACGATGAGCGACCATATCTTGTCGTAGACCGCTTGTGTGGTAACACCCATTGTCGGTCGGTCAGTGCCGATGGTAAGTCCGCCGATTGCCTTCTTTATTTGAAGGATGGTCAAAGCGGACAAAGCGGTGGCAGTCGCATCAATATATCCTGCAACCCAATCAGCGAGGTCAGCGGGAGCGATTCCCGCATACGCGGACGCGGCAGAGATAATAGACACGAGACCCACAAGGGCATCGGGGTCTGTGCCGTCGCCTGTATAGAGGTCTGTGCCTATTGAATCAAACATCGTAAGTTCGACGTTCTGCCGCTTTGCTTCCAGAAGGTCAATAACCGCATCTGTGCCTTCGCCTTTTGAGTTAGCAAGTTCCTGCTCGGCAATGATGAGTTGTCCGTAATAGTGAGCCATCGTCAGTTGAGCGGCGTTAAACGAATCTGTTGGAGTCGTTGAAAGAATACCGAACTTGCTATACGTGCCGACGGCTGCTTCTTTTGCTGTAACAATCGGCAACTGAATCGTTCCTCTGCCGAAGTTCTTAACAACCTTCTGCTTCTGGTGAAGTCGATGGAAAAGGACGTTCGACTTGTAGATGTTATCTACAAGTTCTGGGACGATATGTGTTTTGACTATTGCAGCAATTTGGTCAGCAACGGGCAATGCCATTGGTTACCTCCTCATTCTTCAGTCCCAGATGACGCAAGCATTTTTTCGACCGCTTGACGCATTGCTGCGCGTCGTTCTTCGGGGGTCATCTGGGAGATAGGTTTCTGCTTCGGAGTAGTGCCGAACGCATTACTACCTCCGCCAGGGGCTGCCGCCTTTGACTTTTCTTGCGACCTCTTGCCCAATGCCTGAACTTGCCGAAGAATGTATTGATGCGCTTGTTCAACGGTAATATCGCCGTCTTTTGCGACAATAACTGAATTGACGAGTTCGATTTCTTCGGGAGTCAAACGTCTTCCAAGTTTTGCTTCGTAGTCCATTCGCTCTTGAGTAAGTTCCATACGAGCAAGTTGCAAGTCCTGCTCGGTTACTTCTCCCTCGTCAGTAGATTCAGATTTCTCGTTCTCTACGTTCTTCCAGAAATCCAAGAATTTCTTTTCGAGTTCTTGGCGTCGTGGATGGCGATTAAGTGCTTCGGCAAAATCAGACCACGAGCCGAGTTTTCGCTTAAGGTCGGCTAACTCCTGGGTTTTTCTCGTGTAATCCTGCTGCCTCAAATAACCTTTTCCGACCTCGTCAACAGACAACGTCTTCCCGTCTGGGAATGTTATCTCGTTCGTGTCGGGGTTATAAGAGTAGCCATTCGACGTGGTTTGCTCGCTGCTATTCGTCGAGTCCACATTTTGTTCGGCTTTTTCATCTGGCATAATATCCTCCCGCGAGTGGGGCAAAGCCCCGTGTTCGCGCTTATCCAAGCGCAATATACGCCGATGTCGCGCTGACGGCGTGTCCGATAACAGCGGCTTTCAATTCGCCTGCCGCTCCAAGCGGAGTGTTGACAACAGTTTGACCTGCCGCTCCGCCGATGGAGACGATTTCGTTTGCCGTCAAGCCCGACAGACCCGAAATGAGTCCACGTATTTGAAACCAACCGTAATACCCTGCGGTGATGGTAGTTGAGAATGTTCGTCCTGCTGGAAGTTTGCTGACATTTGAAGCGGTATTCTTCTTGACTCCCGTTGCGCTGGAGTATGAAACCCAATCGCCTGCCGCGAGAGCCGTTGCCGCTTCCTCGTTCTTCAGATATACGAAGCGATTGCCGCTCGTATCGACGACAATCGTGCCTGGGTTAATCTTTGCCGTTGAATCATTAGCGGACACAAGGTCTGCGGGAACGACAAGGGGATAAACTGTCTTTGCCATCTTCTTACTCCTTACACATTAGGTAATGTTGCGCCTGCGGGCGGAGTTTGAGCCGCTTCAGCAGGCGTTGTCGGAGCGGGCGTTGCCGCTGAAGCAGGTGCGCCGCCACCGCCCGCAACCGCATTTGCAATATTGGTTAATTCTGTCGCAACCGATTGAAGTCGGTCAGACACTTGCGGCAATGCTTGAGCCATCTGGCTCAACACACTTGCCATTTCATTAAGAATTGATGGGACTTGAGATGCGGCGTCTCCCGTCGGGGCTGCCGCTCCCGTCTCGTCAGGCATCGCCGCATCGACCGATTCTGCGACCTGACGCTTTGCTGCTGCTGTTCTCGGTTTGCGTGGCATTATTTCACCAATCCTTTCATAACGTCTTTTTTCTCAAGGGGGTTAATTTTCTGAACCTGCTGCGCTGCAACGATAGCACGCGCTTTCTTTTTCTTCTTGCCGAAAAGACGTTTAAGAAAACCGAATGCCATTACTTGTTGGTCTTGACAGGCGTTACAATTGGTGCGCCTGTTTTCTTGCTCCCACTGTCGGCTTTTTCTGTGTGATAAACAGGGGTCTTAATCGTGCTTTTTCCACCGTGTTTTGGCATAGTCATCTCCTTTGACAAAAATTATAGCAAGACGATATTGCTTGTCAAGTTTGCTGCTGCTGGGCAAGTTGTGCCTGCGCCTTTTTGAGTTCCTGATATTGCCGCACGAGTTCGACCCAATTATCCAGACCGCTGTGCTTGAGGACTTCCTCACCAGAGAGGAGACCTAACTGAAAGAGCGCGACGACGAGTTCGCGTTCTTCGACATCGCGGGTAGGGAGCATCGAGCCGCCTGCGATTTGCGCGACCATCTCATAATTTTGTAGTTGTGCAACATCTGCTTCGGTTAAATCGACATATTCAGGGGTTGCGCCTGCGAAGGTCATAATTTTCTTTGGCAGGAGATTTCGCGGGTAGTATTTAGCGAGGTTTTCGATGAGGATTTCGGCTAATTCCTTGAGTCCTGCTTCGATTACGCGCACGCGGGCGAGGACGCGGACGTTTGCGAAGTCATAAAGATTCTGAAGTGCTTTGCCTGATTCGACACCTTTTGGATGAATGCCCTGCAAGATTTCAGGATTGCCGAGAATCTGCTCAATATCACGCTTGTTCATTTCGACATCGGTGATAAGTTCCGACGGCATATTTGGAGGAGACAGCCAGCGGATTAAGTCAGGATGAACTTGAAGAATTGTGCCTGCGCGGATACGAGTGTCGCCCTCAAACTGTGCTTCGGGAGCGATAGCAACCGCAGGATTTGCGGACATTTTAATCCATTCGAGAATCTGCTGACTGCGCTTATTGATTTCCAACTGCTTTTCATAAATTTGCTGGACATCGCCGACCGCCCAGAGTGCGAAAGCCGTGCGATACAAGCCGAAGTGAACAAGCGGTGGTCGGCTCAACTCGAAGTCCTCACGCTTGATGAGAACGTTGTTGGCAATTAAGAGATATTCCCACAAGCCCTTTTCTTTCTTGAACCACGCTTCGGTGAGTCGAACCATATTGCCGTATTCTTCGACTTTTGATTTGGCGTCAGACGAATAGACAGTAACGGAAGAACCGTCGGTAGTAGCGACGGGGCTGATAACGCGCATACCCTCGAATCCCTGAAGATGCGGTGGAAATAATTCTTCGGCTTTATCATCTATGCCTGCGATAAGGTCTTGCGTTTCATCGGGATAGAGCATACGAATTTTGTCGTATGAATACGGGCGTGAGACGATAATCCATTGAGCGTCTTCAAGGCGCAATGCTGCTGGCTCAACTGCGACCCACGCGGCAGGCACAATATCAATATCCAATTCATCTGTCAACTCGTTGAAGAACACGCGAGCGAAGGCGTTGCCGACAATCATCATTTCCCGCGCGAGAATTGGAAGTTTGAAATCCATATCTGCGGAGTCCCAGATATAGTCGAGATACTTCTGAATTTTTGCGGCTAATTGTGTGCCTTCAGGTTCGCGGGCGACGATAATCATACGCGGCTTATTTGCAGTAACGGTGGAAGTGAGCGTCTCGATAGTTGAGAAGACGAGATTGGTCTTCGGCTTGACTTCGCCGAGCGGGGCGGGGACGTCCCAATGGTCGCCCATATAGAGCCGCCAGAAACGCCGCCAATTCTTGCCGAATCGTTCACGAAATCGTTTGCCGACTCGCCAGAAAGAAGCGACGCGCTTGATTACATCGTCGGGATTTTCTAATTCTGTTGGTGGGACTTGAACGTTGGAGAGTGCTTCCTCTGAATCAGATGACGGCATATCTCATCTCCGCAAGAACTCTATCGCCAATGTCCGTGCGATAATACACATTCGGAATCTTAACTTTCTTGACGTTATTATATGCGTTTTCTTGCGCCTTTGCCAAATCTGACGCGATGCCGCAGACGACAACTGACGCGCCGATGCCTGCGGATGTAATCATCTGTTCGCCGTCCATCTCAAATTCCCATGGATAAAAATACCCTGTATGAAGCATAACTTCATCGATTCCGAGAATCGGCAAGCCGCGACCTTCCTTGTTGTATGCGTCTTCATTCGGGAAGCCCTGTGAGGCAAGAACGATGCCGACAGTCCAAACATTTGGCTGCCAATACAAATCGCGATGAGCGAGAATGTTGACGAAGTCATCGGTGAGGTTATATGGATTGAGCGATTGTTCAATCATACAAGAAGGGTATCCAAACCTCGAAGTCCATTCGAGGAAATAGAACTTTCCATCTTTCTTGCTGCGGATGAAGTTAATGTCGATGATGCCGACGTGATTGGCGCGAGCGAACAGCGGAGCGAAACGAAGCAGTTGTTCAACGAGTGGAGACACTTTCGTAGTGTTGACCATCACAGTCCCAAGTTCGCCCGTATTCTGTCCGACGCCATCGATTGTCGCGCGTGTTTCGTGTCCTGTTCCGAATCTTTTGTGTTCGTAGTTGATGTTATACGGCTTGAGGAATTTTTGTCCGTCGAAGTATGCAGCGATGCCGATTTCAACGCCGTCGATTTTTTCGCACAACTCGAACTTGCGAATCTTTCGTCCGAATTTCCGTTCAAGAAAATATCCGAACTCGACAAGGTCGCTTCCATCATTGGTTGATGAAACGTATGTTGCGTATGTTGGCAAGTCCTCGCCTGACGATTTAAGAACGTATGCTGCGGGAACTTGTTGAACATATTTTTCAACTTCGGTCATTGACGAGAATGAAATTGTTTGCGGGATATTCAAGCCAAACTCTTTTGCGACCTCCTGTCCGAAGTCGCGGTCGATTTCGAGGCGGTCGCCGAAAGATGAGCCGCCGATAACTTTCAATCCTTTTTTGCGAAGTGCGTCCTGTTCTTCGCCAAAGCCCGTCGAGTCGAACAGAATGAAATCGACTTCTTTCAGATATGGGTGGTAATCGTCGATGTGAAAGATATTGCGAACGCCTGTCAAGAGCGGTTTCATCTTTTTGTCTTGGACATACCAGAAGACCTGATTGCCCTCGAAAGCAAGTTTGAACGCGCATCCTGAATAATCGCCTTCGTGGCTAACGATAAGAATTTTCATCAATTCTCCGCCAAATCATACCACGCTGGGAATGAATCGGCTTGAGCGTTCTCAAGTCGTTTCATTTCTTGGTAATACTTCCACCACGTTCCCTGTTTTTTTGGTCGGCGTGTTTGAAGTGCTGCGCAACTCATCAGTGCGTAGCGTAGAGCGTCCATCGCGTGGTTGAACATATCGAGCGGTTTATCGCCTGTATTTTTTGCGCTGGCTTCTCGGAACGCATAGTTGCCAAATTCTCGGAGGGTTTCTTTACATCGTGCGTCGATGATGAGTCGCCGCTGGTCGAGCAGGAGTTGAACGAGATTGATGCCTGCGAGTATATCGCGCGAGTAAGAAGGGACTGCGGGAATG